GGTAGGACAGGTTGCACTAACTAAGGGAGCAGATGAAAATGTATCCTAACTCACCAAACATACCTATTAAGTTACTAACTATGGATTTGGTTCAAAATTCTATTGGTTCTACTGTATATCAACTTCAAAGTTCAAAAGAAGTGATTGGTATCAACTTTAGTATCACGTCAAGTGAATATTATGAAAGTAAACGTACGGATATCAGAATTGATATTGCCTTAAAGATTCAGGGTTTCTTATATAAGGGTAGCAAATACGCTGACATTAGTGGAGATATCTATAAGATTGAGAGAACGTATCAAATCGGACAATTTATTGAACTTTATCTCAGCAAAACAAAAATCAAGAAGAGTGATATCATTGGTTACACTTGATGAACTAGGAACAGCTATCTCTAATATGGTCGATGAGTATGCACAAGAAGTGATAGTTAAGCTTGAAAAAAGATTAGATGATACAGCAGAAGAGATTATGAAGTATATTAAGACTCACGCTCCAAGAAGCGGTGGATCAAAACCGTTTGCGGATTCATTTGTTGCAGAATCTCAAGGAAGTGGTATCAATAAAACAATTTCTATTTTCTCAAATGAAAAAGGCGGATTAACTCACTTGCTAGAATTTGGTTTCACTCATCGAAGTGGTAAATATGTAGGACCAAGACCATTTATGCGTCCAGCATTTGATTTACTTACACCAAAAATGCTAGAAGATATCAAATCGATTATTGAAAAAGGTGATTTTTAATGCAAGAAAAACTTGAAGCTTTATATGATACTTTGAATTCAGCGCTACCTGGTAAGGTATCCTATGGAACAAGAGTAGGATTAGAAGATGACCCAAACTATATCATTTACCAAGAAATTAGTAATCGATCAGTTGTTTATGCAGATGATAGAGCAGTTGCAAAAGTAGCCACATTTCAAGTGAGCTTAATCACTGAAAAGAAGAACTTAGGATTAGAAGAGTTATTAGAAACATCCCTATATTATATGGGATATGAATTTGAATTATTATCTGAATTCGTCAATGAGGACAGTTCAGTTAACAGAGTATATGAAATCAAACAGGAGGTATTTTAAATGAGTAATAAAGTCACATTTGGGTTAACAAACGTACACTATGCACTAGCAACTCAAGCTGAAGATGGTAGTTGGACTTTTGCATTACCTAAACGTTTAGAAGGTGCACAAGAGATTACAACAGAAGCTATTGGTGGAAGTACACAGGTCTATGCAGATGATAAAGTGATTGCTACATTAGTATCCAACTCTGGATCGAATGTCACACTTAAGTTTACAGAGATTGATGACGTGTTTAAAAAAGACATCTTTGGTGTATTAGAAGATACAAATGGAAATTTAGTAGAAGTCGTAAATGGTGAAACAAAGACATTTGCTTTAGGTTATGAGATTCAAGGAGATATTAAAGCAAGACGTATTTGGTATTTCTTATGTACAGCGACACCTTCCGGTGATGCAAGCAAATCAAAAGCCGATTCAATAGAAGCAAATTCAATTACACTTAACATTACAGCAAGACCTATTGAATCTGGGGACAATCTAATTTTAAGAGTGATTGCAGGTGTGGGAGATACAAACTATGCTGGATTCCTAACAACAACACCTTCATTACCTACATTTGTGTAAGGTGGTAATCTAAAATGGAAAAGATACTAAAACTTGGTGATAAAGATTATCGCCTTCATTCATCACTATATACGATCATTGATTACCGTAATGTATTTTCAACAGAGCTATTTAGTGATATCAAAAAACTAGAAAAAGCAAACACAAAAAAAGAAGATGATATATCAATTGTGATAGACACCATCTTCCGAATTATTTATGTATTACATCGACCTTTCAACAAACAATCCTATAATGACTTTTTAATGTCACTCGATTTTTCAGTATTGAGCAATCAAAGTGAACTTGAAAATCTAACGAATACGATAGGTGAAATGCTCGGTACGTTTCAAAACGGATCAACACCCAGTTCAGTCTCAAAGTAATGATGATGTAAACATAACAGCAAATATCATATTTAATCTTGCTCACTTAGGGTTATCAATCGAAGATGCAAAGACATTTGATTTAGATACTTACTTTGAGATTGTGGAACTTGAAATGAATGTAATTAATGGAAAGCAATCAACCAAAAAAGCGAAACAAAGTGATATTGACAAATTCCTACTATAGGAGGTGAACATTAATGGCAGAAACAGTCAAAGGACTTAACATCAAACTAACTCTTGATGGTAAAGATTTAGAAAATGAACTGAATGGAGTTAAAAAAGAATTAAAGGAACAAAATAAAGACTTAAGAGCGATTAATACGAACCTCCGATATGATAGTAGTAATATTGATTTATGGAAACAAAAGCAATCAAAACTTAATGATATCTTAGTACAAACGAAGAAAAAGTTAGAAACTCAGAATAAAGAACTGGAGCATGCAAAAAAAGCTGTTCAAGTTGGAGATATGAGTCAAGAAGAGTTTAATAAGCTCAAGCGAAATGTCCAATACACCGAAGCTGAATTAGCTAAGATGAATGGACAGTTAGATAAAACACAAGTTAAAATTAAACAACTAAGTAATGCTAATTTCGAGAAAATTGGTAAACTTGGTTCAACATTAACAAAGAGTGTAACGGTGCCTATTTTGGGTGCCGTTTCTGCTTTAACAGCCTTTTCAATTAAGAGTGCCTATGCATCTGATGAAATTGGAGATACAGCTGAAAAGTTAGGCTTATCTGCAGAACAAATGCAAGAATGGAATCACTCAGCTACCATACTTGGTGTATCTACTGAAAGAATGGAAAAAGCATTCATGAAAGTGAATGGGATTCTTGGAGATATAGCTACCGGTAACGGTGATAAATATGCAGATAGCTTAGCACTTATTGGTTTAAGCTTAGATGATTTAGAAGGCAAGAATGCCGATCAAGCATTTGCTCTTATTAGAGATGCTTTAAGTGAAGTAGAAGATGAAGCCATTAGAGTAGGTGTGGCAAACGATCTATTAAGTGAGAGAGTTGCTGCTGATATTATTCCTGTTCTAACTCAAGAAGCAGCTACTATAAACGATTTAAGAAATGAAGCACAAGAATTAGGTATTGTAACTAATGAACAAGCAGCTCAAGCCGGTGAGTTCACAGACGCATTAGACAGAACTAAACAAGCTGTATCTAGTTTGGGTGTTGACTTAGCAAGTACACTTCTACCAGTAATTCAAGAACTAACTATAAAGGTTAGAGATGAAATGATACCAACTTTAAAATCTTGGATTGATAAGTGGAACAATATGGATGCAGGCACTAAGAAAATGATTGTAACTTTAACAGGCGTTGTTGCAGCTATTGGACCAGTTCTATCTATAATTGGTAAAGTAGGACCACTTTTAAATATTGCATCAATAGCATTAAAAGGAGTAGGAACTTCTGGTATATTTGCAGGTGTTGGAATCAATGCAGCTACTTTGGGTATTGGAGCTCTTATTGCCATATTAGCGATGGCACTGTTTCAAAGTGAAGAATTCAAAGCAATGCTAGGTAGACTAATGGAAACCTTCATGCAGTTACTACCACCTATTCTTGCAATTGTTGATAGCCTGATGACTGCATTACAACCAATTTTAGATGTGATTATTGAATTGGTAGTTATGCTTGTAGATTTATTAGTACCGATACTAGATGTTATTTTAATGCCACTTATAACTCAAATCCAGATGTTTGCTGAGATTTTAGGATTACTAGCACCACTTATTACAGTTGTTGGAGAAGTATTAAATGCAATCTTAGTTCCAGCAATAAATGTTTTAAAGACTGTGCTTGAACCAGTATTAAAAGTGGTTCAAAAGATAGTTGAATTTATCCAAAAAATATTTGAGTGGATTGGAGAACTACCATCGAAAATAGGTGATTTTGGTGGCAAGGTCAAAGATGTGTTTGGGAATGTTACAGAAGGTATTAGTAATATTGCAAACAAGGTCACTGATGGAATTAGTGATTTTGCAAGTAATGCTGCAGATAAAGTTGGTGGATTCTTTGGTAAGGTTGGAGGGTTCTTTAGTGATACCTTTAACTTAAAAGGGTCGAGTACAGTTAACAACTCAAACTCTAGTTCATCATCAACTAGCACAAACAACATCACGATTAATACAACATCACCAACCTTTGATGTGGATTCAATAAATAAAGCGTTAGGAGGTAGTGTGATTTGATTAGACAATTTTATCTAGAAAACGAGTATGGTGATATCTATTACTTTAATCATAAGAACCAAACAATAATATCACAAGTGAGTGGTCTTGGTTTTTCATTAGATTTAAAGTATTTAGAGTATAGCCACTTTTATTCTCGTTCAGAATATAACATTCCTTTGTTAGATGTTTCAACAACTCTGATATTCTTAAGAGGATATTTAGGTTATAAGAATTTTGTTGATTTCATTAGTATAAGCAACAATGAATATAAATTGCATTACCAAAACGATGCATTTACAGCATACTGTTATGTTGATGTAGCCAGTTTATCAAAAGCAGAACTCATAGCTGGGACGATTCAAAGTAGTATCGTATTTAAAAAATTATCTTTATGGTTAAAAGAAAAATCGTATGAAATTATAGCCAATGGTTCTTCAAGTGGTAAAGTTTATCCTTATACCTACTCATATTTCTATTCAAGTTCATATGAAGGAAAAATATTTATAAGAAATGAAGGGTTAAATGATGCACCACTAGTCATTGAAATGATAGGCAGTGTCGTTGATCCAGAAGTGCTAATTAAGAAAAACGGAGAAGTGATATCAACTTTACGTTTATATATAACCGCAGAAGATATAACCATTACCATAAACTCTATTCCTAGTAAACAAGAAATGACAATGAATGAAGATGGGTTAAAAACTGATATATATGGCTTACAAGACTTTGAAGAAGATAACTTCATATTCTTAGAGCATGGGGATTATGAAATTGAATTCAAACCAGGAGTAGCTACTGAGTCTATATGCCGTGTAACAATCCTAGAAGGCTATTTGGGCATGTAGATATGAAACTTCTATTCCTTGATCGTAGTACACTGCAGTATAAAGATAACGCATATGTCAGTAATCAGTTTGAACTTACATTAGATATGGTTCTAATTAAACGATCAACGTTTAAAGTGAATAAGCAAAACATAAATTGTGATATTGGCGATATAGTTATTTTGAACAATCATATATTCTCATATATTGGAATCTTGGAAAGTATAGAACTGAATGATGATTATACAACAAGTATTAAGTCTCTCGATTTTAGGGAGATTTTTAATTTGGATATACCGGCTATAAGCTTTAACGGTGATTTAGCTGATTATCTTTATCAAATTATCACAGACTATTTCAAGAACAATTTAGATCAAAAACAGAACCTAGCTTATTTGACAGTTAGTAAAGAAACAAGTGTTTCAGGAAATCTTAGCTTTGAATCAGATAACATCGTAAATATGTCAAAGGTATTTGAACTTGTCTCAAAAGGATATGGGATTAGTTACTCTACAGATGTCACTTATTTACGTGGAAGAATAACTGGGATAATCTTTAGAATTGTAAGTGTTAATCAAGGAATGGTTATAAGAAGTGATTTTTCATCCATCTTAAATGTGGAAACCAATGATTCAACAAGCCAACTTGTAAACAAGGTAATCTTCTATCCTAGAAGTGATAATCAAACATATCAAACTACAAAAACTTATTATTTGTTAGCAACTGGTGAAATCACTGAAGATAGTACCTCAGAAGATAGATACACAAGTGTTATGGCTAAGAGTTATATCTATACCGATAATGATTATGAAACACTAGAAACCAAAGCAAGAAGTGAAATGGTAACTTCAAAACTAGACCACAACATAACGTTTACCGTTGACATGAAAAACAAGGTATTCATTCCTTTTAAGAATATATATCTTGGAGATTATGTTTCGTTTATGCATAAAGGGAAAATATATGAATCCGTCATTACTGGTATCACATTTAAGGATTCATTAAATTATGCAGTTGTTACGTTAGGAGAATATCGAGTGAAATTAACAGAAAAAATTCAACTACTTAGTAAGAATACAAATAGTGGTTCGACAAACAATATAACCATAACAAATACAGACATTGACGGAGGTGAGTTCTGATGGGATTACAAAAAATTACATTTGAAGGTGGGAATGTTACATCAAAAATAGATTCAGATTTATACCATTTCTTGTTTTCTAGTGATGTAGGCATATTAAAAGGTCTAAAAAATGAATGTGGGTATACACTAGCTAATAATACGATTACGTTTAGTGATGGGTATGTCTCATTGTTTGGACGTATTATCTATGTAGAAAATCAAACAACAATAGGCGTAGTACCTGATTCAAGCAAATACGGATACGTTGTCTTAGGTGTTAACACATCAAATAATACTGTGAGCTTATATGTTAAAGAACAGTCTGGCAATTATCCCTCTTTAACATTGACAAATTTATTAACAACAGATGGACTATATGAACTTGCGCTATGTGCATACACAAAAACAACGACATCAGTGACCTTAAGAAGCTATTCAAGAAAACTGATAACCAATGACAAAGAACGTGTAGATGATTTAGATAGTGAAATTACAAATCATTATTTACCTGTTAGAAAGTCTCTTACATTAGTAACATCTGGCACATATAGGTTTTCAGGAACAAGCTCAGTGGATTTAAGAGATTCAATTTTATACGTAACAATCAATAATAACACTGTTGTGTCATTTCCTGGAGAAGCGATGTTTTTATTTGTTGGATCAAATACATCAATCTCTTATCGATATGCTTCAAGTGACTATTCCTTAAGTGTGGTATATGAAAACGGAATTGTTACATTAACTACAGGAAATACAACACATAATATTACAAGTGTATTTATGAAAAAATAGGAGGAAACAATATGGCAACAATTCAAATAAAAAGAAGAACATCTGGTGGAACAGGACCTTATATTGGAACATCGGGATCAATAAATGCTGGTGAACCACAAGTTGATTTTACTGGTGAACATTTATACGTCGCAAAGGAAAACAAACTAGGGACGTCTGGAAATCCAATTGCAGAATCAGACTATTTAAAGATACCTGGAGTTAATAAGGTAAATGCGCAAATAACCACAAAAATAAATGCTTTAAATTTAGGAACAGCTTCAACTAAGAATACTGGAACAGGTAGTGGAAACATTCCAATACTTAATGCTAGTGGGAAACTAGCAGATAGTGTTGTACCAAAAATTGCGATGACGAATACTTATGTTGTTTCAAGTCAATCATCCATGCTTGCCCTATCTAACGCACAAGAAGGGGACGTTGCCGTTAGAACGGACTTAAACAAATCCTTTATCCTAAAGGCCACACCGTACTCAACGCTTTCTAACTGGCAAGAACTCTTGACGCCAACCGACGCGGTAACGAGTGTTAATGGATCAACGGGTGCTGTTACGATATCATTAGCAGGTTTAGGTGGTGTGTCAAACTCAACATTCAATTCACACGTTGGAAACATATCTCATTTAACTGAGGAACAGCGTATAAGGATTAGTTCGATTGTAGATGCTCGTCTATACGCTTCTGATGGGACTTCTTTAGCTACATCTACTTCAAACTTTTCTAGTAAAGTAATTTCTGATGGTTTAGTCATGTTCCCAATAATTGATGACGAATATACTCCAAAACGAATAACATATCAACTAGGAATTGATGAAACGAAAGTCCTTATGCCAACATCTGTAATCGATGGTGGAACATATTAATGTCAATCATAAGAGTCAAACGAGGGACTACAACACCAACCACAGCTAATATGTCGTATGTAGGCGAGCTGGCTTTTGATTATAGCAATGAGGTTTTGTATGCTAGAGGATCTTCATCTATTGTAAAAATTGGTGGAGAATTTGAAAGAGTATATCATTCGCAAGGATATTCCTATTACAGAAGTTTTACATATAATTTTGATCCAGAATATATTTATAAAGTGCATGTGATTGCCGCTACTCAAGGAACATCTTACGATTCGTCTGATACATACATTTATTATAGAACTTCTAGTAATTCAAACCTTTATGGTTCATACGTGTCTCATCATGTTAACACTGAAAATACAACCCATACAAAAGCATCAAGCTCAAATCAATATCGTTTTTACATTGAAGACAGTTATCAAACAGGACCAACCATTACCAGTGGGATTACAAAAGTGATTGATTTTGAAATATCACCAACATTCAAAGCAAATTATCTGGATACGCAACAATGGGTTGCATATGGGAAAAGCATTACAACAAATAACGATCAAAATGATGCATCTATAAAAATGGTTGATTTTGCACATTCCTTTAATGGTTCATTAGGCGCACTCTATATCAATCCTGGAATGTCGGTAGGGTCTCCAGATAGTATTTCAGTATCAATTTTTAGAATGAAAAGAAAGTAGGAAATCATATGGCGATAATTAAAGAAATGAATACAAAGTTTGGCGTAGGTGCATCCTATCACAGAATTACAGCATTCAATATCAGTTATTCAAACAAGAAAATTACAATTTGTGTAGCATCATATATATCAAAGGAAGCTAGAGCAAATATGCATGATCCAATAGAAGAGGTTGATATAGAAGTACCGTTATCTGATTACACATTGTTTGTAGAATCGAATCCTATGGAACAATCATATATCTGGTTAAAGCAAAATGTCATAGGTTTTGAAGACTCTGAAGATGATATGGATGTAATTGAAAAGGTTGTAATTGAAAGTGAGGATGATGAACTTGGACAGTAACTTAAACTTAGTTAGTAATATCTTTTCAGGTTGTGAAGTATTATTGCTTTATTATTCAGGTTCAAAAGGATATGGGTTTGATGATGAAAATAGTGACACTGATTTAACAGTTGTTCTCGATGGTTTTAATGGGAACATGCACTTGCAATTGGGTAAGATTGACATCTTTGCTTTCTCTAAAGAGGATTATATAAAAAGACAAAACTTTGATAAAACAATAATTGATTACTATAAAAGTGCAGCTGATGACATACTTGTTCCTGAAGATAAGGTTATATATCTGGACAATAAATTTATCAAGCAGTATGAGAAAATGAAAAACTTTGAAGTAAAACCATTCATTGTAAATCAGCTATCTGCCCTGATTAATTATACAAAAATGAGAATGGACATTAATATGAAATTTAAATCCCATTATCATTTATTT